CGATCAGGGTGCTGGCACTGCAGCAAGCTCATCAGGTGGGCTAATCTGCGAAGGTGGTGAAAGTGATGAACAGTGTGGAGACATGTCATCTGGTGTGACCGCGGCAGTGTTTGGAAAGCAGTCGAGGAATAAGATCAGCAAGGTCTCAAATTTTGACTTGTCTGGTAGGTGGGATGAAATAGAACAGGGCAAGCCAGTGGGAGCTTACATGAAGTTGCAATGCGACTCCGCGGCCAACGGAGAACCAAATGCTTACTCATGTGTTATGGGAAAGCAATCAATACAGAAAGCATTATTCTTGCCAGTATCTATGACTCTAGAGATGCTGAGTAGCGAAAGGTGGACGTGCTCGTTGTGTGGAAAAGAATTGTCAAACAAGGAGCTCCAAATCTTGATCGACAAGCGTTCCGGAAATGGAGAACCAGAAGAAGAAGTGGGAACTTGGCGTTGGAGCCAGAAGCGTGGAGACTATCTGTGGATCCCTACACAAGGTGGCAAAGGAGCGCGCGACTGTGCTGGGTCATCTAGTTCGCGGAGGCAATTCAGGAGGGGAAAAGCGGATGGGCAGAGAGGCCAAGATGACGCAGGAGGTGAAGAGCCTGGAGCTGAGCCTGATCCAGACACTCATGGCGAGAATTCGTTTGTCTTTTGCAGTTGCGGAGGAGTATTTATGAAAGGAACAGCAAGAGATTTGACTGACCTGTATTTTGACTATCCTTCAGATGAGGATGAACCACACATGTATTTGTTCCAGCGACCCCAAAGAGCCACTGCAACACAATCAGAGCCAACATGCATAAAGTGTTGGAGGCGCAGCAAGGGACATTGTGTCACAGTGGCCGCGACAAGTGTTAGTAGTGCTGCAACAGATGATACGTCTAGTTCGCAGTCTCCCACACAGCCTACAGAGGCAGGAAAGGGGAAGCGTAGTGGGCGTGGTGGCAGAGCAGTCAGGCAAGCCGCCTTAGCGACGCTTGGAACGGCACTGGCTGGAGGAACAGCTTTCTTAGATGTCCGTGGCTTGAGGCCCGTGTGGCAGATGGGATTAGCGCCATTAATCAGAGTTGGGCAGTCCCCAAACCTTTCAATATTACTGCCATGTTTGTCTTTTTTGTCTTTGGCAGGAGGAATTTTATTGTCAGTTGTGTTTTACTGGATTTCACCAAGCGCGTTGCTCCGTTGCCATAAGCTTTTCTGATGACACAGTGCCCATAGGGGCAACACTGTCGAGACGGGATTGCTGGCGTTGCGGGCGACTCAACGATCATTTCACAATAGTTTAACTTTCAACTTTCCACTTCCACACATATTCACCATTACAACCTTATACACATATATAAACAATATCCTTTCAGCACTTGGTTTCCTCGTGCTTATGGATTTCTTTCATTTCACCTTTTTAGCACCTGGTTTCCTCGTGCTTATGGTTTCTCATGTGTGGAGACTGATCATGTGACCTCTTCTCAAAAGTACAATTACTCACTAACCAAATTGATTGAGCAAAGATTTTAAAAGAACAAAACTTCCGAGTCAGGATGGGCTGCACACAGGTGGAGACCGGAAGGCGAGCTCTCGATTGCATGGTAGTGAGTAGCAGGGTTGTGTGCATCCAAATAAGCCTGCGTGGGCTGGCCCGGACCCGAG